TTACTTTATTGTCTGGGTGATTGCGTAAGTATTCAATGAGATTTGGCATCGTTTGATTAACCATCAGTGTCTTATCTCGGAACACAATCTGCTCACGGCGAGCCGTGCTTGACTGCTCGTCAACAAAGATTGATTTTTCTCCAGGTGAGTATCGAATCTCTCGATTATATCCAACGGATTCATCAAAGATTACAATACCATCTTGACGAATCTTTTGCCAGATTCCTCCGCCTTTGGGGATTGAAAATACTACGGGTTTTGGAGCAGCAGGCTTCTTATTTGAGGTACTGCTAGATGTTTTGGTAGCGGCCGGTGCTTTCTTTTGTGCAGCGGGGCGCTTTGATGTTGGGCGTTCTTCAGCCATTGTTTGATAGAATTAAAATTAAAACCAATAAAAAGTTGGTTCATTGAGAGGGGCCGAAGCCCCTCTCGTTGAAACCAGGTGAAGTGATTACTTCAACAATACGTGACGGTTAGCGGCACGGGTGATGAGGTTACACTCAGAGCGATAGTTGAACTGTACGCTGTCCTCGGTTGCGTTAGACGCACCCAAGATAGAGCCAGTCATCCAGTGCTCCATTTCACGGCTGTAGCCGTTAGCAGCCTTGTAGTTCATTTCCAAAGCAGGAGCCTTGTCACCAGTCTTGGGGTCAGCAACCTTAGACATAGGAACACAAGCGCCACGGAAAGCAGAATCAGCCAACAACGTGGGGTCATTCAACAACTTCCAATCTTTCTTGTGGAAAGTGTATCCACCGCGAGTGAATGAACGGAAGCCCAATTGAATAGCCATCTCCTTGTCGTTGTTGAAAGAACCGAACTGACCAGAAACACCGTTAGAGGTCAAAGTTCCAACACCAGCAGCCAACAAGTCGTCGATAGCCAAGTCAACCGTACGGTTAACGAACATAGCGTACTCAGAAGCACCACCTTGCTTGTCCAACTCCTTAACGATGTTGTCAATGTGGTCCATATCGGTGAAAGCATCAGAAGAAACGATACCACGGTCTTCAACTGCAGCGAAGTAACCTTCAGAACCGGCGATGCCAGTAACAGCAGAAGTGGTCTCGCCCAAAAGCAACATCATCTCACGCTTATCCATAAAGCGCTTACGAGTATCACCTTCAGACTTCAAGTACCAACGGTAGTCGCCGTTACCCAAGTCAATCCAACCAATGTTAGTAGCTTGTGAACCGGAAACCTTGTAGGCCTCTTTCATAATCATAAATGGGTTCGTACGCTTAACAACGTTAGACTCAAAACCACCACCAGGCTGCTCGGTTCCTTGTGCGTACAAGTTACCAATAACAGGAAGAGCAGTGTCAGTCAACGCGCTAGCCAACGTAGAGCCATCCAAAGCAACCAACGTGATGTCAGCGCCAGAAACTGCAGATACGAAAGCGCGAGTCTCGCCACCAACCAATACTACGTCGTTAACGCGAACGATAACAGCGGCAGCAGAGGCAGCAGAGAAAGTGTCGTCAGCAGAGAAAGAACCAGTTTGCTTAGCGTGCAAACGAGTCTCTTCCCAGTAGGTGACTTCATCAGCAACAGCTTGTGCCTTTGTAGCACCAACCAGCTGGAGGAAGCCAGTGATTCCCTGCTCGCCAAAGGTCTTAACCAAGGCGTCGCGGTTATCGGGCTTATTAATCTCATTGATGTAAGCACCAAGAGAAATGTACTTGTCCATAGACAAGTTTTTAATCATTGAAGGACTAAAGTCCGTGGGTCCAGTAACAGCCATTTTTTCTATTTATTAGGCGATTGAACATTAAAAACGAATTGAGAGAGTATCGTCGCCACCCCTCAAGGCGTTGAGAATTTGCTTTCGTACTTTGTCCTCTGCAGACGCGGTGTCAACAGAACTAGAAGAAGGAGCGGTGCTAGAAGGATTTACGGCCTCTTTTACAACACTGCTTTGACCGTCACTAAGGCCCTGACCGTAAACGGCCTTGACAATGGCGTCGATGTTGTCAACTACTGCGCGGTGAGTTGATAACCTATTAAAGTCCCAACTTCCGTCTTCAGAAATATACTGAACGAAATAGTTTTCTAAATCTGCATTACTGCTTTTCAAAGAACTCTTGTACTTTGAATCTAACCCGAAGTTAAATTCCTTGTCTCCAACGTTGAATTTCAATGTTTCCATTGAGTCAACAGTCTTTGACATATTTGAAATCCACGCATCGTCAATTGGAGATTGAAATACAGCATCTTCTTTCGAATCTTGCTTAACTTCTTTCCGCTCTGGAACGCGATATGATTCTCGGACTTTTTCAAGTCCATCTCTAGCAGCTTTTGCATCCATTTTAAGTTGCAGCATACCCAGTCGAACATCATTCTCACTATGCTCGTCTGAGTTTAACTTGTACTTAGCTTCCATCAGAAGTTGCGCATCTTCTTCGGATAAGTCCGGATATTGCAGCTGAAGGTCGGTTTTCAACACAGTCAAATCATCCATTTCGGATGGGTTAAAGGACTGATACATAAACCAATCGTCTGCCGTTTTCCCGGTAGATGAGATAAAGTCTGCAATTGCCTTGACCGTTGGGTCAAGTTCTTGCTGGACCTCATCACCACTAGAGGTTAAAAGTTCTATTAGTTCTTCCTTAGAGAAGGTCCCATCAATCCCAACCATTTCGGAAACGGCCTTGATGATTTCCTCATCGGAAAAACTAACAGTTTGCGGCTCATCGGATGCTTCCGTTTCAGGGACAGTTGTTTCAGAAACAGCTTCTTGCTGTGTCTCTGACACCGTGTCCTCGGTAGCCTCCTCAGATGTATTTTCAAGAACGTTAGACTCTTCTTCAACGCCGCCAACAATTGGCTCAGTTGATTCTTCTGCAGGTTCGGGAGTCTGTTCCGATTCCTGAGGGCTATTAACAAGGTTTAAACCAAGACTAGTAGCCAAGTTTTCTAGGTCTTCTGACATAGCGATTGAATTAGATTAATATGCAAATATACAAACTTTGTTTATAATTAATAAATAAAGTTCCTTGCAAAGATATATAAAAAATAGTAACTATATACTTAAGTAGTCTTTACGAGAACAACGAGTAAAGACGTACTTACTTAAGTAACCAATCTATTATGAAGAACATTTTCTCAACCCTCGCAATGTCCTTAACGCTTTTAGCGTACGGACAAGACGTTAGTACAGAGCCAAAGGTTATATTTGAGGCTGCAAAAAAAAGCAACATTATTATGCGAGGTCATAGTTTCCGGGTTAGGAACATTATGAAAACTGCAGAGCAGTTTGAGATTGATGCATATGAAGAGGGTACAATTATCAGCCTATCTTGGAAGAAGGAAAAAGCAAACGGAAAGACCAGCGTCTTAGTCAAGACATTAAACACTGGTGGCGGCCAAGAACTTTACTACTATTACATATTTGAATAATGTCTAAACTGCAACAAGCCATAGGCGCTAAAACAAAGGATAAGGTTAGCCGTCCGGGAGTTCACGCTAAGACAAAGACTTCTAAAAGCAAGAACGCAACAAACTATAAGAAACAGTATCGTGGACAAGGAAAATAATGATTACTCAAATCGAGTATCCGAACGGTGGGCTTCTCTGGACGCAAAGAGATTTGATGATGAGACGTTTGAAGATTACAAAGAAAGAATGAGAGGGACGAAGAAGCTGCTAAGAGCTTATATGCGAGGCGTTCGTATGTCGTCAGAGGAATACTCTGAAGTTAAAAAGAAAGGGGCTTAGGCCCCTTTTTTCTTGCGTTTAAAAAACTCTATTTGCTGTAGCCTTTTTTTAGCCGCAGCCTCAGTAGCGAACTTACCCAAAAGTTTTCCGCTCTTTGATACAACCTCATATGAGTCACCAATCTTCTTGACCATTTTAGAATCGTTTGTTTATTAAGTCTTTTACGATAAAGACCAATATCCCAAATAACAAAACGTAAAAAGAGCCTCGGTACATTGAATCAAGAATTCCATTTCTTTCCTTGTATTCAATAACTGGAACCTCTACTCTTACAGTGCGAACAATTGTGTCGCTATCGCAACCGCCATCGATTATAAGGGTGTCGTAGCTCCGCATAATCTTCACTCGGAACTTGTCCTTTACTATCTCTACTGTGTCCACTTGCGAGGTGGTGACCGTATCCCTGACAACAATCGGGTCGGTAACAACCGTGTCCGTGACAATCATCGTCTTCTGTTTGAGTATTGACGGGTTCTTGTATACGGCTTTTGATAGATGCCATTCGGCTGAGCACCCAGAAAGTATAAGGATGACAAAAGGCAGGATGTAGTGACATTTCATTATAAGGATTTGAGCATTTGAATCATTTCTGGTTGTGGGAATATATCAATCTTGTCTTTTCGGACTGAATTGTGTGTATACAGTCCGGGTTCGCCAGACAGCGCGGATGTTGAAACATCCCACATATCCTCTTCGCTATAGGATAACGGAATTCCGTAGTTCTCGCTCCAGTACTTAATTAAGTTTTCTACGCTTCGGATTTGCTCATCGGTATAGCGATGAAAGTGGATGTGTTTCTTATATGGCTCATCAAGAGTGCATACATCTTCCTTTGATACCTCTCGATTAACGTAGTTGTAGTACTTTCCGTTTTTCTCTTCTAATTGGCCCCAGGCACATATTTCAATACCGATGCTGATTTTATCAAGAGAAATATACGGAACGTCATAGGCCTTAAATATCTCTTGTTTTGCACCAAGGTGGTATGCCCAATACTTTGAACTAAAGCCTTGTACAATTCGACCATCGCCCTCTTTGGCTCCCTTTCCACTAACGCAAACACAAGTAGCAATACGGCCGCGCGAATCCGCGTCCCATTGGCGAAACGTAGAAACCCCGCTGGAATTACCGGCGGTATGATGTAAATAGATTTGCTTTTTTGGAAACTCTTCTCTGATATACTCATTAGAAGAAAATTCTACTTGCAGAATGTCTTTCAAAAAGCTCATATTAGTATCTATTTACGACCTCTTGTATCTCTGTGTGATGTATGTGGAGCTTCATATCTAATCCAGCCTCCCAGCGATACTTCTCCTGACCACCGCTAAAGTAGATAATAGTAGGAACGGATTTAATATTATACTTGTCCTTCATACCTGGCTTCTGTTCAATATCTACACGATATAACTTTGCTCCATCAACTCTACTTAGTTGGTCGTAGGTATTGGACTTATTGAATCCAGCATTAAATTCTATGACCATTTTATCGTTAATCATCTGCTTATTGACAGAGAAAGACATAAAAAATAAGGCACAGGCTAACAGCGGTCTCATCTGATTTCGTATAAACGAGTTTCAATTTTGTCAAGCTGATGCTTAATGTCCTCAATGTTCTTGGCGTTGTTCATAATGGTCTCACGAACCAAGTTGTCTTTGAGGTCAAATTCAGTTCGAGAGATTGCCGGCTCTGGAAGCTTTTTTGCGACATCAATCTCTGCTTGCAAATTATAGTATGCACCAACGGCGATAGACAAACCAACACTCAACGCAATAAGCGTCTTAATGCTTACGCCAAGAACAGTATCTTCACTCACTTCCGTAAACTTACCTTCGCCCTCGTAAAGTTTCATTTTTTTGCAAATTTTTCAAGGCCGGCAATACCGAAAGCTCCAAGGGTTACGAATACAAAACTGTTGTAAATGGTCTCGTTGATGACGAGGTCTTGACCGACCCATCCAGTGATTACGTCAGCAAGCATCACCAAAACCATAACAGCAAAGGACATAAATCCAATGATGGTCTTCTCGTTGTATTCGTTGCTATCCTTAAAGATGTCAATAAAAGCCATAGCTTTATTCTTTATATTTTTAAAAATACTCATATTAAATTGCGATAGCATTGATTGTTACAAAGATAAAAAAGAAAAGGGTCACATTTACGTGACCCAATTGCTTAATTAGTGCTTTGCTCTGTTTCTACTCTTTCCCATAACGGAAAGGTTAGAGCGCCTGTTGTCAAGCGGGTTCCCGTTCTTGTGGTCAACGTCTTTTCCGTCTCCAATTTTAACCTGTCCAGCCTTGATTAAAGCACGACGCGCGGCATTGCGCGCTACTCGGTCCTTAACAGTCTTCTTATTGTATTCAGTATCGTACGCCTTCTTCTTGGCCTTAGCCTTTGGGTTCTTGTCGTAGTACTCTTGTGTCTTACTCTTGGCCATTTTTCTTAGCCTTTGTTCGTGCTAAAATTTCAGCACCCATTCTTGATATTTTTTCTTGATAATTCCTATATCCAGCTGCGCCGCCTACTCCGGAATTCCCTTGGTAATACTCCCCTCTTCGGCGCCTTGTGTCCGCCTCGCCAGAGTAAACCTCGCCGTGCTTAAACCCATCATCACCAAAATCAATTCTGAAATATCCACGTTTTTCTAAAACACCTATGTCTTCGCTTTCTGGCTCAACGCCATAAACATCCTTATAGGTTTTATTTTTCTTTTTGCGCATCTCAATTCTTGCTGCGTCTTCACTAGCCCTAACTGCTCGAGGGTCGTTTTGGTCAATAGAATTGATTCTATTGTATGCGTCCTGTTCTTCTTCAGCGGTTACTTGAGCGTGATAAGCATCTTTCTCTTCAGTAGACATAGCGTCATACTTTTGACGAGTCATACGGTTCTGCTGCTTTAAGGCAGTACCAAGTCCGATTCCTGAAACGCTAGTAGCGTTTGTTTTTTTCTTGGGGTCTGGCATTTCTTCTACGTTAATGAGTTAAGCATATGACTAGCGCAAAGATACATAAAAAAGAAAGGGGCCGGCATTAAGCCGACCCCCATAGTAAAGAACCAATCTACTAATCCTTTTTACATTACTCTACAATCTCCATTTGAGATTGACCCTCAGGCGTGAAATCACCAGTCTCAAGGTTCAAGGTTCCAGCACCGTGCTCCTCCTCAAGAGTCTTCACCAATGCTTGGATTTCATCACCTGAAGCACGCAACTCTTTCACAAGAGCCTCTTGACGTGCTTCGATGTCTTGAGCTGATACGTGTAACGCACCCAGCTCCATTTGAATCTGTTGTTGTTTCGCACGGATTTCACGTGCAGAGTTCAACTGCTCTTCGCTTACTTGAGCCATTTGATTTTAATTTAAAGTTGTGGTACAAATATATGAAAAAAAAATATTATTTAAATGCATATAGCTTTTTTTATTCACGGATTAATTAATCAATAACCCTGCCAAACAATTATTCGCAAGAAAAGGATAAACTTTAATATAATATACAAAAAGAAATGGCTACCAAACGGCAGCCCTCTCTAATCAAAACAAAACTCAACTAAAAATTATGCCTCTTCGGAAGATGGCATAAACTCTCCAACTGAACCAATAGTTTTGGTGACTGATTTAGGAGCCAATTTGTCAGCAATCTGTGAGTCAACTGACGATTTGAGTTCAGCGACGCGCTCTTCGCCCATCTCAGTCTCTACCCATCCAACAACGTCATCGTGGGTGAGGCTTTCAAAAGCGACAAATGTTTCAGCATCAATCGTCTCTACAGAGATTGTCTGAGTACCGATAACGGTGGCAGAGTGTTCGCCAGTATCATCCGTGCCGGTCAAGCGCCAGTGTACGTTGTATACGACATCGGAGAATGTGTCTTGTGTGGGGTAGGTGTCTACAGTTTTGCAGTCCCAAGAATAAGTGTTAGCCATTTTTACTTCTTTTTAGAGTTACAAATATATGAATTTTTCTTTATGCACATCAGTGATGGAAGCTTGGAATTCCCCCATAGACATTTCTATAAGAGGAACTCCTGATTCTTCAATCTCCTTGCGGAGTTCTGATGTAAGCGGTTTCATTATCATCCTGTGGTGTACATTGGGATTGCGTAGTCTGTTGTTCCAATACGAACCGCCAACCAAGCATCTGGCTCCGCAAGGACTTTACCGTTTTCTGTTATTCCGTAACCCTCTGCAATCTGATTACCTTCTAATCCGTTTGCTTGTGGCGCAGTAGCGGTGTGGTATAGCTTGATGCCGGCGTAGTTGGAGTTACCAACATTAAGGTAGTTAGAGGTGTCAAGGTACATTGCATTACGGGAAGTACCACCGGAGTCGTCAAAGCGAAGCGAGTTACCAGCAGCATTTCCTTTTATTGATATAGCGCCTCCTGATACTTCCAACTTATAAGCAGGGCTAGTAGTGCCAATGCCCACATTGCCGGTCTCCCCAACAATACGCATTCTCTCTACGTTTCCATTGTTGTACACAGAGAAAGCCATATCAGAGTACGCTGCTGAAGCGTTTTTAGCTATAACGCTAATAACCCCAGTCGCTGACCAGTTTTCTGCAGTCACAAAGGAAAGAGAAGCATCGTTACCTACTGCTGCTGCTGCTGTATTTGCTAAGGTTAAAGCGTACACCCTACCGGCTGCTTGGGATGCGCCAATACGAGCAATAATACTATTATCACTAGAGTTTCCTGTTCCATTCTGACCAGAAGACTGAGTTCCTATTGTAAGTTTAGCGCCAGGAGTTGTTGTTCCGATACCCACATTGCCAGTGCCCAAGATGTTAAATACATCGTCAACACTATGGAGTCCCATAGATATTCTATTGGAGTTTGAAGCATTTCCAGCATAGTAGAAATAGAACTGCCCCATATTCTTGGAGTTGTCTCTATTTCCTACACACATCATAATGCTGTCTCCGGCAGACATACCAGTGTTTAGCATTCTAACGCCTCTTTGAAAAGCGCCAGTTCCAGAAGCGGTTAAGTCAAGAAGGGGTACACTACCACTGTTCGTTCCGTTTACAGAAAGAGTTGAACCCGGACTAGTAGTACCAATACCTACGTTGCCTCCTAATGGGTTGATTGATATTGGGTATTTAGCAAGAGTAGCATTGAAGTACGATGATTGCATATAGACAGTCGAGTTTGTCAACTGTCCTATAAACAAAGAGTCACCTCCGCCACCAAGTAGATTTATTTGCGACTGAGGACGCAAATCCGTTGCCGTTAATGAATCAGCACGAACGTCAGTTGCTACTGTAAATGGACTACTTGGACTCGTCGTACCAATACCTACGTTGCCAATCTCATCTATCCTTAATCTCTCAGTTAAATCACCTGATGTGTTGTTAGTACTGATTATTAACTGTCCTGCTGTTGATGCGGTTGCTCCTGGAGCAGATGCTATTCTAACTTGTTCGTGCTTAGTAGATGCAGTATTTTGACCAAATAACTTGATAAAGGTTCTAGCTGTTGATTGAACTCCTGTAGTGCTACTATATATTGATAGCGCTTGGTCTCCTGTGCCTTCTATGGAAAGATGCTCGGACGGACTCGTAGTACCAATACCTACGTTTCCGCTAGTTCCTTTTATAATCATATGGAGCGTGGCGTTATTCTCCCAAAATGCTATGTCTCCAAAAGGACGATTAAGCAATAGAGTACCATCAGACGCTCTGCTCAATATATTATAGTAACCTGCTGCTGCTGAACCGTTTAATGATATACCAGCATAGTTTGCATATCCACCTATATCACCTATTAGTATTTTTCCTGTTCCATTACCTTTAACCTCAAGACGTGCGCCCGGACTCGTAGTACCAATACCTACACTACCACCATCAGTGATTACTACCTTATCGTTATGATTGAACGTGTTTGCCATATCAAGAATTGCTTACTGTTTGAGAAGTATTTGAACCACCGACAAAGATGGTAGTAACTAATGTTAAAGATTCGTTTGCGGAGTCGTTTGTAACGGTACAAAGCAAGTCACCTCCATCATTACTAAAAGATACAGAGAAGTCCTCCTCGCCACCAGGTCCAGTGTCTACAACCTTAAAGGCTACTGGGTCTGCGGTTCCTGCCTTTACAACCTCGTAAATCTTTGCCACTTGGTAGTTGGCCGTCTCTGCTACGAAAGTCACTCTAACGGCCTGTACGTCATTCGTATTCGCTATTCTGAAGGCGGTTCCTGAGGTAGAGGTTCCAATAGTAGACTTGATAGAGTAGATACCCGCCCCGTTCTGTACAACAACATTACCTGATGAGGTTGAGATGTCATTAGTTGCATTAAAACTACCGTTAACGTCTAGTTTGTAAGAGGGGGAGGTGGTACCAATACCTACGTTGCCTTTATCGGTTACACGTAAGTGTTCGTTCAAACTACCTCCTCCAGTACTGTTAGTCCCTTCAGCAGTATATATGACAAAGTTTCCAGTTCCTTCGGATATGACACCTCCATCACCATCACTGTCCTTGACAATCATACCAATCCTTACCTGAGGAGTAAAGGTGGCATTTGTGTCAGTCATTTTAAAATCAATGAAGTTGCCCTGTGTACCATTAGGAACAATATCAGATTGATGGTTATGAAGCGTTAAGAGTGTTGGAGATGCAGAAGCCTCATATAGGTGCAATTTTGTTTCCGGACTAGTAGTACCAATGCCGACGTTGCCTGCGCTTTGAGCATATATGGCGCTTCTAGCAATGTTTACACTTCCACCAGGAGCCCAGTTGAGGTACATTCCTGATATGGTACCATTTGAAGCGTATGCATTTATTTCATTAGAGTTGTTAAACTCCGTGTAGTGCGACGTGCCGCCGTGCCAAAATCTAGAAGTACCGTTGTAAACTTCAAGCTTAGCGTTTGGACTCGTCGTACCAATACCTACTTTATCATCAAACGCAACAGACTTAGAGAATCTTGCACGATTACCAATTGCCTTTTGTACATAATCACCATCAACATCACCGACATTAGCTAAAGCCAATACAGTGTATGAGTTATTGTTTATAGCTGGGGTTAATGATGTTACTGTACCCTGATTCTTATGCAATACAAAGCTTCTAAATGTACCAGCAGTTACTGCCCTTCCAACTTGTACTTGAATACGAACTGTACTTCCATAGTCAACTGCACGGACTGCACTTAACCAGAAATCGTTATGAGCTAATGCCTTAGTTAATTCAACGTAAGTATCCTGTCCGTAGTTAAATGAAGCACTGTAGTAGGTTCCAACTTCAATCTCAAACCATCCGTGATGAGCTGATGATGGTGCGGATAGTGCATTCCACTCAAAGGCAATTTTTCCGTGGTTTTCACCATAGCCCATTTCAGCAATATCAATCCAGTCATTAGCAGCTGGTCTTAATGCTGTTGATGCTGTAGCGCTTACATATACAATTCCGGACGTCTTTATGTTGCCACTTACATCTAGTTTTTCTGATGGACTCGTCGTACCAATACCTACGTTACCGGCAGTATTTATTCTTATTACTTCAGCTCCTGCAGAGTATATTGCGGTTTGGTTTCCTCCTTCTGAACCAAATAGTAAAACTCCAGTTCCAGGTTCAGCTAACATAACTGCACCACCGACTCTAAATTTCCCAGTTACCTTACCCTCACCAGCTACATCTAATTTATAAGCAGGTGTAGTCGTACCAATTCCGACGTTTGCATTTTGGTTATCAATAGTAACAGCATCCGTATAGTAAGCGTCAAGTTCCGCAACAGATGCCGTTGTCTTTACTTTGAATATTAGCTTTCCCCAGTTTGTGTCTTTGTCATCTAATACTATTTTTGACGATAATTGGTTCCCAGTGCTTGAGGTTCTAGTAAGCGAGAATATAGCATCATAACTAGCTCCATCACCGGTGCCTCCATTGAGATTCAATTTGCTAATTGGACTAGTAGTACCAATGCCGACGTTGCCGGTAGTAGTTATGTACACATAATCCTGCGTGCCATTAGCTCCTAGAGATAGCGCTTTGCCACTTTCACCTCTAACAATAGCTTTGCCAGTGTCCCAAGTTAACTTACCATAATCAAAGGCATTACCCCACAGCATAGTGCCGTCTGTGTTGAATCCTACCTTACCAAGTATGTCAAGCTTGTAACCTGGACTCGTCGTGCCAATACCTACGTTTCCTGTTCCTAATATTGTTACAAGATTACCTTGAAAAACTCCAGTGCCATTTATGGCGTTAAAGCTAAATCTATACCCTGCTTGCGTATTGAATTGAAGACCTTTTGTGTCTCTATCGTTCCAATTATGCTTTACTTGGCTATAAATATTTGTACCTGGTTGATTGAATGACCAGTTTATTCCATATTCTCCGTTAGTATTAGCCCCAGATAGAGTTATAAAATTACTCCCTGATGTGCCTCCAACCTGGAGGCTACTTGCTGGACTAGTAGTACCAATACCTACGTTGCCAGCTGCTGTAAGGTGCAGTATGTTGTTTACTGAATTTGAATGGAATGCGTGTGAACCAAAATTGTAGTAGTTCATTGCCCCGGCTCCTCCATAGCTGCTATATCCAGCACTTGCTTTAAAAAAGTATGCGCCATTAACTCCATTGGCTGTGAATTCCATTTCAGAATATCCAGCTACAGTGTCACTTTGCAAACCTAAAAGAGTACCGTTCCCAACTACAGTTAGTTTTCTATTTGGACTAGTAGTTCCAATACCTACGTTGCCGGCAGAAGTTATTCGTACTTTTTCAGCAGCGTTTGTTCTAAACGCCATAAAATTATTGGCGTTGTTATAGGCAATAGAACCAGCATCCGTATCAGTATCACCCATTCTAAGCTCAGACTCTCCAGTCGGGCTTGATAACAGATATATGTAACTAGCAGCAACCCCAGAACTATTAACTGTGATATTACCAACCGCAATACCATTAGTAGTAGTAGCTCCACGGCCAGTAACGCTGTCTAGCGTATCAGAAGACGATATAGTATAGGTAGTATCATTAAACGATAACCCTGAACCTATTGATACCTCGTCACCAATTTCAACATCATTACCATTGATGGTAAAGGCAATAGTGCTATATAGAGTTGAACTTGATAGGTATGTGCTTGTGTCTACGCTTCCATCAGACTTCAAGAAGCCAGTAGTGCCTCCCGTCTTGTATCCAGTAGCGGTTACATAGCCACCCGTATCAATAGAGGCTACCTCGGTGCCACTCCACTTGAATTGAACAATATCTTCAACCTCTCCTTGCGCTGGCTCAATACCGCTGTTGTCAATAACTGTCGGTAGGTTCTCGGTTTTAATTCCAAGAGCAGTTATCGTACCGTCTACGTGAAGCTTTGTGGAGGGCGAGGTCGTTCCAATACCAACATCTCCACTGGCATTGATAACCATATGGGTTGACCAAGTACGGGCTGCATTGGTTGTGTTTTCTGCTGAGTGTTCAAACTTAAAGCCGAGAGAGTTGAACTGCATCCGTGATGCTTTGTACGCCTCACGTGCTAATCCTGCTGGGGTTGTATTGCCAGTAAGGACGGGACCATTAGTGGTGCTTACATTTAAGTATGCAGAGCCAGCACTACCGTTTCCTGAGTCAAGGTAAATACCCTGCGCTGCGCTAGTAGAGGTTACAAGTACGTGTAGCTTGTCTTCAGGGGAACCGGTGTTAATACCTACGTTGCCATTTCCGTGAATAAATACTCTATCACCGCCACCAGCTCGTAGCTTCATATATCCACTAGAAAGTGTTGCATTATGAATATATTCTATTGCTCCAGCTGTATTACTGATTGGCGCTCCAAAATAAATTCTACCATAACCAGTGTTTGGAGAAAGTATGTTGATGCCAGTTACACCATTGCTTTCAATTTCAACACCATTCAATGCATAGGCGCTTGCTCCCGAAGATGAGGAATATACGTGCAGTTTAGCGCCCGGACTAGTAGTACCAATACCAACGTTGCCGTCATTTTTAAATCTTACAAGCTCAGTTCCGTTATGCTTTATTATAAGCGGATGGTAACCATTAGGAGCATTTACTTCAAGACCGGCTCCTGTTTGCTGAAGAGTAGAGATTGCATCTACCCCAGCTCTCTTTATACCAATAGTATCTTCAACTGTAAGCTTTGAGGTAGGACTCGTAGTCCCGATACCTACGTTGCCGTCAGTACGAATCGTCATCAGCGCAGTGGCAGTATCAATATCCGTTGTACCGGTAAAGAACTGATGTGCAGGGGTTGTTGATGCTGAGTTGTTGTTGGTATCAGCTAGGTAAAAAACACTTCCAATAGAGCCTAGAGCAAGGCTGTTTGTCCAAGCTGTCTCGTCATAGTCAAAATCAATGAACGTATTTGAAGGATACGTTTCACCGATGATATTGTCAACTCTTATGGTTCCACTAACGTGAAGCGTAGATGCAGGAGCAGTGGTACCAATGCCGACGTTGCCTGTTGGTGTGATAAATAGTCTATCACTACCGGCCGTTGCTAATGCGATAGCTCCTGAAGAATCAGAT